ATTTTAAAATAGGCTTCCAATTCTGGAAGCGATTTATTAAAATTCTTCTGAATAAAAAATTCTATTTTCAAGGAAGCAAAACGTTCTAAATCTGAAGAACCGTTCACAAAAAAACTATCTTCTAAAGTAATATAATTGCGTTCTAGGTCGGTAATTGTTAGCGCTCCGGCATTTACAGAATCTATGGAAACATAAGGGCCTTCATTTATTTCTGTTGGATGTCTTAATGCATTATAACCGCCATAATTACTTCCATAATCTACCAGGCTGTAATCAAAATCCAAAACTGCCTGCAGCAAATAAACTTTTAGTATCACCCCTTTATTTGTGGTTAAACTCCAATATTTTGCAGTTCTATCAGTTGCATCATTTTCAATATTAACTGGCAGATGCGTTACAACATCTAACGGTGTTAAATTTTCGCGCAAATTGCGCTTCCACAATGCAGTCACTTTTTGAAGTGGTGAAATTACACCCACATTTGGATTTGCAACAAATTCAGATGTTACTTTGTTTCTTGTATAGTTTTCTGTACCGGCAAAAGTCAAACTTAAAAAGCCTGTGTTTTCGTATTTTTTTATAACAATTTTTTCTTCTTTTAATTTATTTAATCCAATAATCCACCATTTATTTTCAAACAAAAATAACACGCAGCCAATGCTTTGCAGAATGTTTTCTAAAACCTCAAAAAAACTGATTTCTGCAGATTCATCAATATAGCTTTCTGTTTCAATTTCTACATCTAAATAATCAATATCAAAACCTGCATTTTGGATTGCTTCAGAAAAATAAACAGGAAAAATTAAACCTGTCTGAATTAATACAATATTTAAAACTTCTAAAACTGACTTTTTAGATAAATTTTTAAACGTTTTACTTTTTAGTAGCGCCAAACGATCAGTTGCCACAAAATCTACAAAATAAGGCCCACTTTTGTATGGCTCACTGAATTGTTCTGGCAACAGAAAGCCGGTCCATATTTTTTTAGGAAAATTAGCAACAGAAACATCAATCAGTTCCACTTTGTATCTGGTTTCTGATCCTGTAAACAAATGAAAAAAATCCAGTACACTTCCTTCTTTTACCAAAAATGAAAATTGCAATTCACTTGTTAAAATATTTGCAAATTTATCATCCTGGCCATTGTAGACCAATTTAATAGAATCAACAGATGCATTTTCAAAAGACAAATCTCTGTTGTTTTCCTGTGTATCAATAATTTGTATGTCTAAGAAATTAATATCCATTATTTTCTTCTTAAATTTTTTTGATCTACTTTATTTAACAGAACCCTAAACTTATCACCAACAAAATCAATAGAAGGCTGCAGCACTACATTTACTGATTGGCCACCACCGGCACCAATTAAACCAGCTAAATTATTTTGCTGCCTATTATTTAGAATCATTTCACCAGAATTTACCCTGGCAAAAAGCTTATCACCAGAGAAAGAAGAACCACCCACCATTCCACCACCTGCAAATGAACCTGCATCATTACTTGTTCCAACATCTGAAATCTGTGATTTTATCACACCACCAAAAGCCACAAGAGCAACACCCGCTGCAATTGCTACAAAAGGATTCAAAGTTTCAAAGGCTTTTTTTATAGCAAGTAAACCGATTCCGGCCTGGATTGCAATTTTACCTAATTGCTCCAACATACCTCCCAGGGAACCCAGCAGCAGATTTTTAAAATCTGCAATGCCAGAAGCACCAGAAATTAAACCGCCAATCATAGTTCCAAAACCCGCCACAACGTTTGTGGCAGCAGCTGCAATAATATCATTGGCAGCCACATCAAATGCAGAAAATTGCGCTGTAATAGCATTCAGTTCCGTTTGTATTTTAGGTTTTGTACCCGCTAAAGCTTCAGTAAGATTTTCAAACTTTGCTTTTGCTTCTGTATCAACATCTTTAATGCCTACCGTACTTATATCTAAAACTGTCGCAACCTTTCTGGTTGCATCTGCAGGTGCATCAACATCTTTTATAGTATTTAAAGATTTATTAGAAGTGATAATTTTTAAAAGTAAATCTTCTTCTGCTTGTAGTTGCACTAATTGGGCCGCATGAATTCCATTAGAACGCACACCATAACCAATTTTTTCTAAAGTTCTTATTCTTAACCGATCTTCAATTGTAACCGCTTCCTCTTTTAATTTTTTTAATTTATTTGCATCTGCGACTAACTTCTTACCTTCTTTTAATTCAATGTCAATTTTGGCCGCTTGTATTTCCTGCAACTTCACTTGTGCAGCTTTTACTTTTGCGGTTTTTAATAATTCTGTATTGTATTTTTCAACCGCCTCCCTTGCTACGTCTGTGTTAATTGTTTCTAAACTTAAATTTCCAAGATATTTTGGAGAAATTTTATTCAGTTGGTTTATAGCATCCAACCGTTGTTTTTTGGAAACACCTTCATGCCTTGCAACCGCCAGGAGTTCTGCCAATTTTGCTTTTTCATGCACAATAGATTTTGCAGCGGTATCATTTACTTTAGATAGTAAAGTTTGTTTTTTTATAGTTTCATCAACTTCTTTATTAAAGAACACAAAACCACCAACCAGAGCAGCAACCGCCACCGCGATCAATCCAAATGGATTTGCTGCCATGGTTGCTGTCAAACTTGCAAACGCTGTAATTAATCCAGGAAGCACCGTTGTCATCATAAAACCCAGGGCCACTAATAAAGGCCCAAGTGCAGCCAACAATGCGCCGGCAATTACAATGAATTTCTTAGTTCCTGCAGATAGATTTTTAAAAGAAACCGCCAATTCTGAAATGAATTTTGCGGCTTGTTTAATGTACGGCATCAATTCTTCACCCAATGCGATTGCTGCACCTTCTAAAGCAGATTTCATTTTCAACAACGAACCTTCCAAGGTGTTTCCTACAATTTTAGCCATTGACTTTGCAGCACCTGCAGAGTTTTCATAAGAAGCAGAAAGTTCTTTTGCTTCTGCAGAATTGTCTGCCATAATTGCTGCAACTGTTGCACCTCGTTTTCCAAAAGTTTCAAAAGCAACCTTATTCTTATTCGTAGAAACTGCAATTTTCTGCATCGCATCTTCCAAGGTTTCACCAGAACCTGCCAAGTCTAAAAATATGTTTCGCAACCCGGTTCCTGCAGTAGATGCTTCCACACCACGATCCACCAAAATAGAAAGAAACGCGGTTGCATCTTCAATACTTACGCCCGCATTTTTTGCCACTGGCGCCAATGAACCCATAGCAGTTTCAAATTTCATTAAATCCAAAGCTGAAGAAGAAAATGATTTCGCCATTACATCCACCACCCTTTGCATTTCGCCTGCTTCCAAACCAAAACCGCGCAAAGTGGATGCTGCAACCGTGGCCGAATTTGCCAAATCTGATCCTGTTGCCAGTGCCAGATCTAAAGTGGCCGCGGTTACTTTTATGATTTCATCTGGTGCAAAACCTAATTTCGAATAATTTAATTGTAATTGTGCAACCTGTGCAGAAGTGTATCGCGTGGATGCTCCCAAATCTAATGCAGATTTATTCAGTGCATCAAAAGTGCTTCCTGTGGCACCAGAAATTGCTGCAACCTTTGCCATGGCTTGTTCAAAATCTGCGAATGTTTTCACAGAAACACCACCCAAAGCCAAAATTGGTGCCGTTAAACCAACGGTTAAATTCTTACCGGTTTTTGTAAAATTCTGGCCCATCTTGCGCATCTTTCGATTCGCATTTTGCATCTGCTTTGAAAACTGTGCAAGATCTGCAAGAAATTTGATATTGATTATTGCTGCTGCCAATTTATTTATGTTTTAATTGTTTTAAATCGTATTCTTTCCAGTAGGCAATTAATTCAGATTTCTTCATTGGTTTGCGATTATCAATTTCTGCAACCACATCCCAAGGAAACGCCAACACATCTTCCACGCGCAATTTTTCGGCACCTTGAAAAGCAACTAAACTGTAATACATTTGCCATCTGCTGCGCTCCCAATTTGCTTTTTCTTTTATTTCTTCTTTACTTCGGAAACCCTTCAAACAATTGTTGAACTGCCTGGGTGTTAAGGAATAGAAATAATTCACATCCATACCTATTTCACCCATGGCAATTTCTTCCAGAAAATCAAACGTTGGTAGCAATGAATCTGCTACTTCTTCGACTTTCCCCTGGTATCCGGATTCACGTCTGGCTGCACTTGACTTTTCTGAAATTCATCAATCAGATCGGTCAAAGTTGTTGGCTGGCTTGAAATGTTTTCCAACAAATCATCTGTTGAAAAATCAATTTCTTCACCGGCATTTTCAATGGCTGCCTTGAATAATTCACCCAAGAAATTCAACTGATCAAAAGAAGGATCTTCAATTTTATCCAGTTTGAATTCCTTCACTAACTTGTCATAATCAGATGGCTTTGAATAGCCATAAAATTCAACAATCCTGCGAATGGCACCGTATCCAAATTTTACTTTATAGTTTTTTGAGTTAATTGTAATTTTCATTTTAATTGTTTTTAAGCATTAACACCAAACACCGGTTCCCCAATTCCTTTGATAGAATAATCAAAAGTCACTTTTTCTTTGTTCGTAGATTTCACAGAAACAGATTCATAGAAACCACTTCCACCAATAGAAACATTCCCAGTGGTTGCATCTGTCATTTCTAAATCAACAGCTGCCTTTGCTTTTACAGCATCCAATAACGCCTTAATATCCACTGAAGCATCACCATCTGAATTGTCTGCAATTCCGGTTCCTGAAATGGACCATTCCACATCCTGCGGATTGTAATTTTTCCCAACAATATCCTTAGTTGCAACTTCTTGCATCCCTACTGTCATTGAAAATGAACTTTCTTGTTCGTGTAAAATTGTTTTTGTACCTGCCAACACTCGCATGGAACCGTTATAATCTAAAGCCATAATTTCTAATTTTTATTTATTGTTTAATTTCAAATATTTGTTGTGTGTAAATTTCCTGCTGTTCATTGTATTTCGGTTCTGCAGATAAATAATTGTAATGATTTTCTGAATTTGAAAGTGCTGCAGTCACTTGATCTGCAATTGCCAAACTGGTATCGTAATCCTTTGCCCAGGACTGTATCATTAATTGATACCCCGCAGCATTGTCTTTCGATTCAAAACCCTGGTAACTCAAAAAATAAGTCGTAAATGAATCACCATCTTCAGCTTCTGCCATTAGTGGCCGTATACCATCTTCACGCCTGGTTAAAACTGCCAGTAAACTGGTGTTTGCCATTAGATCTGCGCGCACTTGAATACTTAGATTTGATAACATTTATACGTTTAATTTGTTAATTTGTTTCTGTATGTATCTTTCAAACTTCACCACACCATCTGCATTCACCCTTCCTTTTGTTTGTGCAATTGCCTTGTCCATAAAAGGATT